AAAATCATCAAAGAACCTGAAGTGTCGGTGCAAGCCTACGCTCGTGGTACTCAGATTACCGCTCAAGACCTCGACGACGAAGACTTCACTTTGGTTGTTGATCAGGCTAACTACTACGCCTTCAAAATCGACGACATCGAAGCTGCTCACTCGCATGTGAACTTCATGCAGATGGCTTCGGACCGTGCTGCTTATCGTCTGCGCGACAACTATGACCAAGACATCTTGGCATATCTGGCTGGCTATCAGCAATCTGCCAAGCATGGTAACGGCGACACCGCTCGTTCTACTGCTCCCGGCACCAAGGCTGTTTCCACTGCTGGTTCTGACGAGTTGTTGTCGTCCATGAAGTTGATCAAGTCTAGCTTCAGCAACATCACCACTGCTTCTGCTGGTGACCATTCGATCCCTCTGGCTCCCCGCTTGCCCGGTGCTACCGCTGCTTCCACTTCGACAGCTACTCCCTTGCAAGTGATTGCTCGCATGGGTCGTCTGTTGGATCAGCAGTTCGTTGACACTCAAGGTCGTTGGTTGGTCGTTGACCCCGTCTTCGTTGAGATGTTGAAGGACGAAGACAGCCGCTTGTTGAATGGTGACTTCGGTGGTTCCGGTCTGCAAAACGGCCTGATCCTGAACAACCTGCACGGCTTCCGCATCTATGTGTCGAACAACCTGCCTAAGATTGGTACTGGCCCCGGTACTTCCGGTACTGCTAACCAGAACACTGACTTCGGCGTGATTGTTGGTGGTCATGACAGCGCTGTGGCAACTGCTCAGCAACTGACAAAGACCGAGACATATCGTGACCCCGACAGCTTCGCTGACATCGTGCGTGGTATGCACCTGTATGGCCGCAAGATTTTGCGTCCTGAAGGCATCGTTACTGCCAAGTACAACGTGGCCTGATGAAACAGGGGAGGCTCAAAAGGTCTCCCCGTTTCTATATCAATCATCTCTTAAAGGAAACTTAAAATGGCTATCTCTCAATCTATGCGCTACGCTCCCGTCCTCGTTGAAAAGGTCGTGTCGTTGGCTGCTTCTTCCGGTACCGCTGTTGGTATCGCTGTGCCTGCTGGTACCACTGTGTTGGCTGCTGGTTTTCAAAACTTCACGGCTGTTCCTGACGTTGCTACTTACACCTTGGACGTTACTGACGGTACCACTGTGTTTGCTAACGACTTGAACTTTGACAACACCGCTGCCAATACCAACAAGGGTGGTGTTACTCCCGGCTTCATCGCTGCTGCTGACACTATCGACGTTGTCACTACCATTTCTGGTTCGCCCGGTGTTATCACTGGTCGTGTCTGGGCTGTGGTGGTTGACTGCTCTAAGAGTGTCGAAGCCGCCTCTGACGTTGACCGCGACCAATTGGCCTAATCTTTTAGGCTGACCTAAGAGGGAGGGTCTTCCATGAGGCTCTCCCTTTTGTTGTTTATAACTAGGAAATACAATGGCATATAACTATATCGGTTTAACCAATGAAGTGAATCGACGACTTAATGAGGTTGAGCTTACTTCTACAAATTTTGGTAGTGCCTCTGGTTTCTATTCGCAGATCAAAGACTCCGTTAACGCTGCATTGCGTGACATTTATGATGCTGGTCAAGACTGGCCTTTCAATCACGTAATCAACGAAGATACATTGGATGTTGGTGTTAGCCGTTACGCTTTTCCTGCTGACGCATCTACCATCGACTTCGACACCTTCCGCATCAAGGCTGATGAAACACTGGGTAACACCACAGTGAAGCTGACAGTTATGCAGTATGAAGAATATCTTGAGAAGGCTGTTGATCAGGAATACTCTACAGATACTTCAAAGCGTACCATTCCTAAGAATATTGTTCAGGCTCCTAGCTTGGAGTGGGTGGTTGTTCCAGCCCCTGATCAGGCATATGAAATTGTCTATGAATACTACCAAGTTCCTGCTGATCTTGTGAGTGCTACAGATGTTCCTACTGTCCCTGAGCGCTTTAGGCACGTCATCATTGACGGTGCTATGTATCACGCATACATGTTCCGCAGCAACGAACAGGCTGCTAAGCTGGCTGAGGACAAGTTCAAAGAAGGCATCAAGCGTATGCGGTCTATGTTGATTAACCGTGTAAGCTACATGAGAGCAACAGCTATCAATCAATCATCGTTCTCTGCCTTTGGTGAAAGGGTTAAGTGATGGCTGACGGATGGCAGACATATCCTTTTGAGTTTCGTGGAGGCTTGGTATCAAACCTGTCGCCTCTTCAGCACGGAACTCAGATGCCGGGTAGCGCTCGACTACTGAAAAACTTTGAACCTTCGGTGGACGGTGGCTATCGCCGTATTGAAGGCTTCACTAAATATTCAAGCTCTTTTGTTCCAGCTTACGGTGAACCTCTTGTTCAGGGTAGTGCTCAGACAGGAACAACATTGCTTATCTCCAACCTGTTTGCTGCTCCTGTTGTGGATGATGCTTTCACAATTGCTGGTGTGACAGGTACTTATACGGTTGTTGCTGTAGCTTATGACAACACTTATAAACAAGCAACACTAACCATTGCGCCAGCTTTGGCTTCTAGCCCTGCTGACAAAGCCGCCATCACCTTCACCACCCATGAGGGACTTGTGAAGGGTGTTGTTGCTTGGAATGACACTGTGCTTGCCTACAGAAACGGTGACATCTATTCGACTCTCGGCAATGCCTACACCAAGATTAGCAAGCCTTCATACGGCACTGTGTTAGTCAATGGTGGTTCTCAGACAGGAACAACACTGGCTGTTGACGGTTTAACTGGTATTCCACAGATCGGTGATACGTTTTCTGTTGCTGGCATTGAGAAGGTTTACACGGTGTTGGCTGTACCAACCGTCACATCCACTGCCGCTAGTATCAGCATCTATCCTGCTTTGGCTTCCAGTCCTGCTAATAACGCTGCTGTTACATGGCGGTCCAATAGTCGCTCTAATGGTACGGTGTTGCGTGTTGCTAAATACCGCATTGCTGGTGTTGATAAGGTGGCTGGTGTTGACACGCATAACCGACCATTCATTTGGGACGGTACAACTTTCAATACGTTGTCGTCTGCACCATCTGATGTGGTTGGTGCTGAGTTTGTTGTCTACCATAAGAACCAAATGTTCTTCTCTAAAGGTGAGACAATTACTTTCACTGCGCCATATACCGACTCAGACTTTTCTGCCGCTAACGGTGCTGGTGCAATCAATGTTGGTGGTGCAATCACAGGGCTTATTGTGTTCCGTGAAAGCCTCATCATCTTCACTGAGAAGAGCATTAGTCAGTTGACTGGTAATACATTGCAGGATTTCTTGTTGCAACCTATCACACGTAATGTGGGTTGCGTTGCTCCCGATACCATTGAGGAAATTGGTGGTGATGTCATCTTCCTCGGACCTGAAGGTTTGCGTTTGTTGAGCGCTACAGACCGTGTTGGTGACTTCAACTTGGGTGTTGTGTCAAAGACTATTCAAGATGAGATGACTTCGCTCATTTCCTCAAGCTCGTCTTTTTCAAGCTGCGTCATCAAACAGAAGAGCCAATACCGCATCTTCGGATATAACAGCAGCGTTACGCCGTCAAGCGCTAAAGGTGTTATCGGAACACAGACTGTCGGTAACGATACGAGTGTCATGTCTTGGGCAGAAACAGTAGGTATCAAAGCTTATGCCTGTGACAGCGACTATGTCGATCAGACAGAAACTATAGTGTTTGCTCATAGTGATGGGTATGTCTATCGGATGGAGAGTGGTAATAGTTTTGATGGTGCTAACATCATTGCTTCATTTGCTACACCTTTTGTTTACATTAACGATCCTCGTGTGCGTAAAACATTCTACAAGATGGTGTTGTATACCGACCCACAAGGTGGTGTAACTACTTCTGTGAATTTGAAGCTTGACTTCGACACTCTTGGTTCTGTTCAGCCTGAAACAATCTTGTTGTCTAACGAGACAGGCACTGTTGGTTTTTATGGTAGCAGTAGTGCCAAATACGGTACCACTGTATATGGTAATAAATTGAAGAAGCAGTTTGAGACACAACTCATTGGTTCAGGCTTTAGCGTTTCTATTCAGTTTGTTTCTGATAGCCAAAATCAACCTTTCTCTCTGGACGCTGCAACGATTGAATACAGTACGCATGACAGACGATAATGCGGTATAACTAAGTAAGGAAAACATATGGCAGGCTACACTCGTACGGATACAACTAACAACATTGCTGATGGCAACATCATCAATGCCGCCGATCTCGATGGTGAGTTCGATGGTATTCAGGCAGCGTTCAATAGTTCTACTGGTCACAACCATGACGGCACCACAGGTGAGGGTGCTCCCATCTTGGTGTTGGGTCCAACACAGGACGTTGTCGTTGGTGCGCTCACTGTCACACCGAAGACCAACAACACCGTTGATATTGGCTCTGGTTCGCTGAAATTCAAAGACTTGTACTTGGCTGGTAATGCCTCTATCGGTGGCACATTGGCTGTCACTGGAGTTGCTACATTCACAGCACAACCAGTGTTGTCTTCATTGACTGCCAGCCGCGCTGTATTCACTGATGGTTCTAAAGGGTTGGTGAGCAACGCCATCACTGGTACAGGCAACGTTGTCATGTCGGCAAGTCCTACATTGACTGGTACCGTTGGTGGTGAGAACGCCACCTTGTCTGGTACATTGGGCGTTACAGGAGTTGCTACATTCACAGCACAGCCTGTTGTGTCTTCACTCACCGCTAGTCGCGCTGTATTTACCGATAGTTCTAAAGGGCTTGTCAGCAACGCCATCACTGGTACAGGTGATGTTGTTATGTCTAACAGCCCAACGCTGGTGACCCCTGCATTGGGTACACCATCGGCTGTTACTCTGACTAATGCCACTGGTCTTCCAATCAGCACAGGTGTTAGCGGTTTGGCTACTGGTGTTGCTACTTTTTTAGGCACTCCTTCTTCTGCCAACCTCGCTGCCGCTGTATCGGACGAAACAGGCACCGGCGCTCTGGTGTTTGCAAACAGTCCCACATTGGTGACACCTGCTCTCGGTACACCATCGTCTGCTACATTGACCAACGCCACAGGTTTGCCTATCGCAACAGGTGTTAGCGGTTTGGGTACAGGCGTTGCCACCTTCTTGGCTACACCGTCCTCTGCCAATCTTGCCTCTGCTGTGTCAGATGAAACAGGCACTGGCGCTTTGGTGTTTGCTAACAGCCCTACACTGGTCACTCCCGCTCTCGGCACACCATCGGCTGCTACGCTGACAAACGCAACAGGTCTTCCAATCAGCACAGGCGTTTCTGGTTTAGGTACTGGTGTTGCTACATTTTTAGGCACACCATCGTCCGCTAACTTGGCTGCTGCCGTATCGGACGAGACAGGTACTGGTGCTTTGGTATTTGCCAATAGCCCTACATTGGTGACACCAGCACTTGGTACACCATCGTCTGTCACTTTGACAAACGCCACTGGCCTTCCTGTTGCTACAGGTATCAGCGGACTTGCTACAGGTGTTGCCACTTTCTTAGGTACACCATCATCCGCTAACTTGGCTGCTGCTGTGTCAGATGAAACAGGTACTGGCGCTCTGGTGTTTGCGAACTCTCCTACATTGGTGACCCCTGCATTGGGCACACCTTCTAGCGGTGTGGTGACAAACCTGACAGGTACAGCTTCCATTAACATCAACGGTACTGTTGGTGCTACTACAGCCAACACTGGTGCCTTCACAAGTATCACTGCCTCTGCTGACTCTAGCTTCAACTCGACTGGTGCTGTAAAGCTTTCTACTGGTACCACTGCCGAACGACCAACTGGTGCTGCTGGTAAGTTGCGCTTCAATACAAGCACCAGCGAGTTTGAAGGACATAACGGTACTGCTTGGTCTTCTGTCGGTGGTTCTTCCATCAGCAATGACACAAGCACTTCTACCAACTTGTACCCATTGTTTGCTGCTTCCACCAGTGGTACTGCTACAAGCGTATATACAAGCAATGCTCAGTATCTGTTTAAGCCAAGCACTGGTGAATTGAGTGTGAAAGCACCACGAGCAAGTAACGGTATTGTGGTCAATAGTGCAACGATTTCATCGGATTACACAATTGCTACAGGCGATAACGGTGGCTCATTTGGCCCTGTGTCTATAGCTTCCGGTATTAGCGTAACAGTATCTTCCGGTTCCGTGTGGACCGTGGTTTAAAGGACAGAACATGACTGTAACAATTAATGGAACAACTGGCATCACCAATGATGGTGGCTACACAGGTGATGGTGTAGTCTTTGCTGACACTACTCCATCGAATACACTGGTGACTACTACTGGTGGTAACGTGGGTATTGGAACGAGTTCGCCAAGTTTTTCGCTGGACATTGCTACCGCCTCTGCCAACATTCGTGTGGCTCCCAGCACAACAACCAACAACGCCTTGACTCGATATGTAAACGCTGGCGGCACAGGGTTTGTTGGCCTTGACAACAGTGCGGCAGGGTTGAGCAGTGCTTACGCATTGAACGTGTATCACTCTGGGGCTTACCCAATTGACTTTAGTACAAACGGGACATTCCGCGCCCGTATCGACTCCAGCGGTAACTTGCTGGTGGGGACTACGAGTAACTCAACTGGAGCGCGTATTGCAGTAAGTGGATCAGGCACAGGAGGTGCTTATTTACTGCGACTAGCTTCTTCCGCTACAGGTGGCTCTACTGCGGATGGTTTGGAGTTTGTTTTTGGGGATGGAGTTGCAAAAGGCTCTATACGTTGGAACAGCACAACCACTGCTTACAACACATCTTCCGATTACCGTCTAAAGAACACCATTGCACCCATGACAGGTGCTTTGGCAAAGGTAGCACTTCTTAAGCCTTGCACATATAAGTGGAATGTAGACGGCTCTGACGGTGAAGGTTTCATTGCCCATGAGTTGGCTGAAGTTGTGCCCAGTTGCGTAACAGGCGAGAAAGACGCAGTAGACACTGAAGGCAACCCTCAGTACCAAGGCATTGACACCAGCTTCTTGGTTGCCACACTGACAGCCGCCATCCAAGAACAGCAAGCCATCATCACCGCTTTGACAGCCCGAGTTGAAGCACTGGAAGGACAACCATGAGCTTAGTAAAAGTACAAGGCAACATCAGTGGCACAGGTACGCTGACGATTGCTGCGCCAAACACAAACACTGATCGAACACTGACACTGCCTGATGTAACCCTTACATTTGCTGGTGTTGATGTGGCTCAGTCGTTCACAGCCGCACAACGTGGCTCTGTATCTGCTCTGACAGATGGTGCAACAATCACCCCTGACTTTGCTGTAGCCAACAACTTCTCTGTTACCTTGGGTGGCAACCGAACACTGGCTAACCCTAACAACTTGGTGGCTGGACAGTCTGGTGCTATCAAAATCACTCAAGATGCAACTGGCGGTAGAACTCTGGCTTTTGGCAGTTACTGGGACTTTGCTGGTGGTACTGCTCCAACATTAACTACCACTGCCAACGCCGTGGACATCTTGGCCTACTACGTGGACAGCACGACCAACATCACAGCCCGTTTGATCGGGGATCGCAAATGAGCGTAGTTAACGCCATCCCACTGCTCTTGGGTGATGAGGGCTACAACATCAGCCGTTCTGTGCGGCTGCGTTCAAGTGCGTCTGCTTACTTCAATCGGACACCGGGTAGTGCTGGAAACCGTAAGACTTGGACTTGGAGTGGATGGGTTAAGCGTGGAGCATTAGGTACTACTCAATGGGTATTGGCTGTAGGCGGTTCGACCGAATACACAATTGTTAGATTCAATGCAACTGACACTCTTGAATATGCAAGGGTAGTTAGTTCTGCGATTGATGCTCAAAAAATATCAACGGCTGTTTATCGTGACCCAAGTGCGTGGTATCACATAGTTATTGTTGAGGATGCTCTTAATACAGTAGCAAGGATTTATGTAAACGGCTCTGAGGTTGCTTATTCAACTAACGACAATCCAAGCAATGTGAATGGTGCAGTAAACAATACTGTTGTTCACACCATGAGCGGAGTGTTGTCTGGAGTTGGTACTAACTACTTCAACGGCTACATGACCGAAATCAACTTCATTGACGGTTCTGCCAAAATACCATCTGACTTCGGTGAAACTGATTCTGCCACAGGTGTATGGAAGCCCAAGGCTTACACAGGCACATACGGCACAAACGGCTTCTATCTGAACTTCTCAGACAACAGCAGCAACACAGCCACAACAATCGGCAAGGACTACTCTGGTAACGGCAACAACTGGACACCGAACAACATCTCGGTGACTGCCGGTGTGACCTACGACAGCATGCTGGATGTGCCTACGCTGTACGCTGATGGCGGCAATGGTCGGGGGAATTATGCTGTTCTGAATCCGCTGATTTCATCAAGCTATCAGACTCTGACAAATGGAAACCTGACTTCCAAGTCCAATACCAGCACAGATAGTGGCGCATCCTACAGCACCATTTCTACCAGCTTAACAGGCAAGTGGTACATGGAGTTTGTCGCTGACACTTCGGCTGGTGGCGGTTATCCGATAGTTGGAACAACGCTTGAGACATCAAACCTTGGCAACGCGAATGGGGCTGCTGGCATTCCCGGTCAAAACGGTGGCGGCTCCTGCGGCTATCGCTCAAACGGTCAGAAGTATATCAGTGGCACTTCAAGCTCATACGGCAACAGTTATGTAACCAATGACGTAATCGGCGTGGCGGTTGATTGCGACAACGGTGCTGTGTATTTCAGCAAGAATGGAACATGGCAAAACTCAGGTGACCCGACAAGCGGCGCAACTAAGACGGGCGCAGCAAATACATGGACTGGTGGATCTACTACCTTCTACATTGGTGTTTCTGGCTACACATCGGGGAACGGCGCTAACGCCAACTTCGGCCAACGCCCCTTCGCCTACACCCCACCAACAGGCTTCAAGGCTCTGAACACTCAGAACTTGCCAGCACCTACTATCCTGAAGGGGAATAAGTATTTCGATGCTGTGCTTTATACGGGAGATGCAACATCTCCTCGCACCGTTGGTGGCCTCGTCTTTCAGCCAGATTTGGTCTGGGTCAAGCAGCGAAGCGGCACGTTTCCACACATCCTCGTTGACTCTGTTCGCGGAGGAAGCCCCGGTCTTGCTGTATTGCAATCCAACGCGACTGACGCTGAATACACCACGCTTGGCGTTGGTGGCGGCATCTCTTCAATTGCATCGAACGGCTTTGTGGTCACCGCAGGTTCAGGCAGCAACTCCAATTTGAACGGCAGCGGCTCCACTTATGTCGGCTGGCAATGGAAAGCCAACGGCTCCGCAGTCACCAACACCTCTGGCTCTATCACTTCACAAGTGAACGCTGGTACATCACAGGGCTTCTCTGTGGTGACTTATACGGGCACAGGGGCTAACGCTACTGTTGGTCATGGCTTGGGTGTTGCGCCCAAGATGATTATTGTGAAAGAGCGCAATGCAGTTCGTGGATGGCCTGTTTATCACGCATCACTTACATCTGCTACCTATTATATTGATTTGCAAACAACAGCCGCACAAGCATCTGCGTCAGTTATTTGGAACAGCACAGCACCCACTTCATCGGTGTTTAGCATTGGTACTGATACAGGCACAAACCGATCAACAGGAACTTATGTCGCCTACTGCTTCTCAGAAGTCGCTGGTTTCAGCAAGTTCGGCTCGTACACTGGCAACGGTTCTACTGATGGGCCATTTGTGTTCTGTGGGTTTAGGCCGAGGTTTATTATGGTAAAGCGTACTGATTCATCCACTTATGGTAATTGGGAAATGATTGATACTGCGCGTGACACATATAACCAAGCGTATTTGGATTTAAGCGCCAACTTGTCAGCGGCAGAGAACGCAACGGACGGGGCTGCTTGGGATATTCTTTCTAATGGCTTCAAATGCCGTGATGGATCATCAACAGGGAACAAGAACGTATTAGGCGGCACATACATCTACGCCGCCTTTGCCGAACACCCATTCAAGAACTCTCTCGCACGATAAGGAAAACCCATGTTTCAACTGAACGGAAACCCAATCTCTCCTGACACAGCCTTTACCGCTGGTGATATTCAATACCCTGCCAACTGGATTCGCTTGGCCTCACCAGAAGAACGAGCCGCCATTGGCATCACTGAAGTGGCTGATCCTGTGAGAGCAGATGATCGCTTCTATTGGGATGGTGACATTAACAATCCAAAAGACATTGATCAGTTAAAGACTATGTTTGTTGCCCAAGTCAAGGCTACTGCTGGCTCTATGCTTGCCACTACCGACTGGTATGTCATTCGCAAAGCCGAGCGCGATGTTGCAATTCCTACCGAGGTGGCAACTCTTCGTGCCTCTATTGTTGCTGAGTCTGATCGGTTGGAGGCTGCAATTGTTGCCAGTCAAAATGTGGTAGAACTAATAGCTGTAATGAACGCACAGGGATGGAGTCAAGCATGAGCAACTTAAAAGTAAACTCAATCAATGACGCTTCAGGAGGCAGCAATGCTGTCCTGTATGGCGTGGCAGCACCTACGAACTCGATGGGCTTTCGTAACCGCATCATCAACGGTGATATGCGGATTGACCAGAGGAACGCTGGGGCGAGTGTGACTCCAACAACAACTGGCAGTTTTTTGCTTGATCGTTGGAAACAAGGTATTACACAAGCCTCAAAACTTACATTTCAGCAAAACGCTGGTTCGGTTACGCCGCCTGTAGGGTTTACAAATTACTTCGGAGTGACTACTGCATCGGCTTATTCCGTTACATCGTCTGATGTGTTTTTGATTCAACAGCCCATTGAAGGGTTTAATGTTGGGGATTTTGCTTGGGGGACAGCTTCAGCGGCTACTGTTACCTTGTCCTTTTGGACTCGTTCAAGTTTAACTGGAACTTTTGGTGGGGCAGTATCGAACGGGTCTCGTTCATACCCATTTTCTTACACGATCAGCGCAGCAAACACATGGGAGCAAAAAACAGTAACCATTGCTGGTGACACTTCTGGAACATGGCCTAAAGATAATTCCGTTGGAATGCTGATTCGTTTTTCGTTTGGCGCTGGCGCTACATATAGTGGTACTGCTGGTTCTTGGACTGCAAGCGATATTTATTCAGCCACAGGCGCAACCTCAGTAGTCGGCACAAACGGAGCCACCTTCTACATCACAGGCGTACAGCTTGAAGCTGGTAGTGTTGCTTCACCGTTTGAGCGCAGGGACTACGGGCGTGAGTTGATGATGTGCCAGCGTTATTACCAGACGACGGGCTATCGCATAGTGACCAGCGGTAACTACTTCGACACCAGCCTGACAAACATGAGGGCGGCACCGACCGTCACGGAAATCAGCAGGGACGGTGCAGTAGGCGGGGGGTTGAAAATCAACTCCTACTCAAACAACACATTCAACCTGACGATCAACACCTTCGCCACAACAAGCGGTGTCATTGTCGCTGGCCTTTCTTCGGAGCTTTGACATGTACCAAAAACTTATTGGGTTGTCTGGTGAAGTTTTAAATAACGGCATCAAACGCATTGCCGACAACGCCTTTATTCCCTTCGACCCTGCCAACACAGACTACCAAGAGTACCTGAAATGGGTTGAAGCCGGGAACACACCACTACCCGCAGACGAGGTAAGCAATGGATAACCAACAACTTTTCAACCTAGTAGTATCGGTTGCAGGGTTTCTTGCGGTATTCGTGTTCTACCAAGTCATGCAACGCTTGCAACGCCTTGAAGACAATCTGAGCGCACTTGAGAAGCAACTGCCTAACGACTATTTGACCAAGGATGACTATCGCGCTGACATCAAAGACATCAAAGACATCTTGCGTCAAATCTTTGACAAACTCGATGGTAAGGCAGACAAGTCATGACTGACTGGATCATTGCCTTCGCCGCTGCTTCTCTTATTACGAGCCTGACCATTTGGGTTGTGTTTTCGATTATGCCAATTCTTCAATGGGTGCTGAAATGATTGGTCTGTTGCTTGATCCAGAAGCCGCTCTCGATGCAGTTAATAAAGCTGTGTCGTTGGTTAAGAAAGCCAGCGCCACCGCCAGCAGTGTTGAGTCTTTGGCTCCAATGTTGGGTAAGTATTTCGATGCTAAGGCCAATGCCATTGCGTCTGCTGAAGCAGCTAAGGCTGGTTCGTTTGGTGGCTCGTCAATGGGTAAGGCTCTTGAGATTGAGCTTGCCATTGACTCACAGAAAGAGTTTGAGGAAGACCTCAAGCGTCTGTTCTGGAACGCCAACAAGATGGATGTGTGGCAGAAGATTAAAGCTCGCGCCACAGTGATGGAAGCTGAAGCAGCCAAAGCTGCTGGTAAAGCCAAAGAAGATGCTCGACGTAAGAAGCAAAAGGATCAAGAAGAACTTGAGACAGCCATTGCCGTCATCATCTCTGTTGCCATCTTCTGCGGTCTGATGTGGGGTGGATGGGAATTGTTCTCATTCTGCCGCAAATACGGATGCTGACGATGTGTGGAAGCTACTCAAATGGTTTGATGTAGGCAAGGATTGGAAGCTCGGTATAGACCGCTTCATTCAGTTTTGCTGTGTGATGATCATGGTTGATTGGGGGCTAGACATGTTGTATGTATTGCCCGTTGATGATTCTAAAACAATTATTGACTTTTTAATTTCTAGCATATCTTTAGGAGGTAATGATGAATAAGACACTGGAGACTACTTCTAAGTATAATCAGTTCGATGTTGACGGTGATGGTGTAGTGACCGACGATGAACTCAATCGTTCTGAACGAATGATGATGATTGAGAACATGGACAAGTTGGCAGACCAACAACGAATCATGGCTTGGGTCGCTATGTTTATGCCCTTTGCCATCATCATCTTCATGTGCGCCCCGTTCATTGAACTGGACAAGGTGGCAGCATTGATGGGTCTTGCCACTACATTCTGTGCTGCTATGGGTACAATTGTTGTTGCTTTCATGGCAGCAACTGCTTACATTCGTGGGAAAATGGAGTGAACTATTTCACGATAGGTTTAGTTGCTACAGCATTTGCGGCTGGCTTTATTACACAAGGCTGGCGTAAAGATGCTGTGATTAGCGAAATGGTAGCAGCACAATCTGCTGCCGTTGCTATTGCAACAACAGAAGTTATGAACGATAATATTCGTTTACAAAAGAAAAAGGATGATGCACTTGTACAAGCAAACATTAAAGCTAAACAAAATGCTGACGCTGCCGCTGCTGCTAAGTCTCAGCTTGATTGGGTGCGGGACTACAACCAGCGTAGTGCCGCCGCCATCAGTACATCTACCTGCCCCTCCGTTAGAGACTACGCCACAACCGCAAACACCGTATTCGGAGAGTGTACGGTTGCTCTTGAAGAGATGGCAAGAAAAGCTGACGGACACGCCCTTGACGCAAACACGTTAATTAAATCTTGGCCCACTAATAAGGAAACAAAATGAAACTATCACCCAACTTCAGTCTGAACGAAATGACACAAAGCGAAACCGCTTTACGCAAAGGAATCAGCAATGAGCCTACTCAAGAAATCATCTCATCTTTACAAACTCTGGTTGTCAATGTGTTGCAACCTATACGTGACCATTACGGTAAGGGTGTCAAAGTTAGTAGCGGCTATCGCAGCCCTGAAGTGAATGCTGCTGTCGGCGGCAGTAAGGTTAGCGATCACTGCAAGGGTATGGCTGCTGATATTGAAATACCCGGTTTGCCAAATATTGAGTTGGCACAGTACATCAAAGACAACTTAAAATTCACACAAGTCATTCTTGAATTCTACACACCGGGTGTTCTCGATAGCGGTTGGGTTCACGTTTCATACGACCCTTCCAATCTTAAGAAACAAGTATTGACTGCTGTTAAACAAGACGGTAAAACTGTATACTTACCCGGTCTCGTGGCTTAATAGGGAACAACATGGCTGAAAACTTTACAGCAAAACAAAAAGAAATCGTCGCACGTAAGATGGGATATGATGGTCCCATGCAGATGTTCGACGAGTTCTTAGCTGCGTCTGCTTCTGATGCTCAGCGTTATTCTGCCATTACTTCCAAGTTTGCTGAGCGTATGGCTAAGGGTGGTCTGGTTAAGAAGTATGCTGAAGGCGGTGCCGTTCCTACTATGGACAATACAGGCACCACCTACACAGCAGCACAGACTGAAGTGACCCCTGAGATGAAGGCACAGGTTACATCGGCTGGTCCGACTGTTGCTGCCACTCCTGTTACTCCTATTGTGGCACAGGGTGTTGCCACTCCTACACCGATTGCTGCTCCTGTAATCACAGCAGCACAGGCTACACCTGCTGTAGAGAAAGCAGTGACCAATGTGCAGGCTGAGCAAGGCGCTGTGTCGCAACAAGCTCAGGTTACAGCAGCTACACAGGAACCAACCACAACTGCTGTTGCTGGTCTTCAAGCTGCACAAGGACAGGCTGCTCAAGTTGCTGCTCCTGTTGAACGTAAAGCACAAGAAGGTGAGATGGTATCAGGCTCTGCTGTTGACATGGCACAGGTTGATACAGAACTTGCAAAGACTCAGGCTGCTCAGGGTGCTGTCACTGAAGAGATGACAACACAGGGTCAGTTGAATAAGCTGTTGCAAGACTTCGACGCTGGTGCTCCACCACCTTGGGCGGCTGCATCGCTTCGTGCTGCTACAGCACAGCTTGCTGCTCGTGGATTGGGCGCATCTAGCTTGGCTGGTCAAGCCATCATTCAGGCTACGTTGGAAGCTGCTACACCCATTGCTGCTGCTGACGCTAAAGTGTTTGAACAGATGGGTTTGCAGAACCTGTCTAACCGCCAGCAAGTTGCTGTGTTGGTTGGTCAGCAACGTGCTACCTTTCTCGGTCAACAGTTTGATCAGAACTTCCAAACTCGTGTCCTCAACGCTGCAAAGATTAGTGACATTGCCAACAAGAACTTTGATGCGAATGTAACCATCGCGTTGGAGAATGCTCGGTTGACTAACACAATGGACATTGCTAACTTGTCAGCAAGAAACGCATTGGTGTTGGAACAAGCTGCTGCCATGTCTCGGTTGGAGACACAGAACCTGAACAATCGACAGCAAGCTGCTGTGCAGAACGCTCAGAGTTTCTTAGCTATGGACATGAAGAACTTGGACGCTCGTCAGCAGACCACAATGTTCAAGGCACAGTCTGTTGTCAACAGTCTCATTAGTGATTCTGGTTTTGAGAACGCTGCTCGTGTGACCAATGCTACCAACAAAATGGAAGCTGACAAAATCTCTGCGACATTGGCTCTGACAGCACAGCAATTCTCTGCCACTGAAGCAAACAAAGTTGCTCTCGCCAACATGGACGCTGCTAACGAGTTGGCAAAGTTCAATGCACAAGAGCGCAATGACCGTGACGATTTCAATGCTAGAATGTCTACGGAAATTAACTTAGCCAATGCTAAAATCTTGGCTGACATTTCTACAGCTAACACTGCCGCTATCAACGCAGCCAATGCTGTCAATGCTAAAAACGCTACAGACTTGGCATCGTCTAAGTATGCACAGCAAAGTCAAACGTATCGGGATTTGTTGTCGTATTCTTGGAAGACTGGTGAAAGTGAAAAAGACCGAATCGCAAACTTGGCTATTGCTTCCATTCAGAAAGATGTTGCTAACATTAAAGTTGATAGTGATAACAGTAAGGTGCTTGGTAATTTGCTGGTTGAAGGTATTAAGAACTGGGATATTATTTCAAGCATCTTTGGTTGATAAGGAATCGACATGCAACACATTAAAAACTACATGAACAAAATCGAAGCTCTGATTTCTGCTAAGGAAAAAGGCGCTAAGAAAACTAAGGAAGCTAAAGGATTGTTGGCACCAACAAAACCCTCTACAGCTAAACAACAAACCGAGTTGGATGTCATTGTCACCTTTGTGCAAAGCATTCGTCAATCACGAGAGGAAATGAAGAATGGCTGATCTTAGTCCAGTTGATGTTATCAAACCTGCACCACCCGGTATCTCGTGGACAGATGAACCTCGTAGTACTCCTTGGACTACACCGCCTAAGTTGGTTCAAGTGAATGATGTTGCTCAAGGCTACATCACCAACCTGTCGTCAGCCAGCATGATTAACAACAGTCTTGATGCTATTGAGACTGGTGTGCCGTTGGCTGCATTGGCTAACGCAATGATGTTGGGTGGTGTTGCTGCTGGTATTCACACAATTGATGCTGGCATCTTGGTGATTCCTGTCATTATTGAAATGCTCAAGACCACTGCTGAACTTCACGGTGTAAAATACAAAGTGTTTGAGGACGATGGTGATTCTTCTGTTGTTCCTGACCGTGTGGTGAGACAAGCGATTAAGAAAGCTTCCTCCAATGTTGTTGAAGAAGTTGTTGAACCTGATGTAGAAGTTGCAGGTTTGATGGCTCGTAAACCTAAGAAGATGGAGAGTATGTAATGGGATTTAATTTTGGTTCATTCTTGGCTGGTGCCGCTGAAAACGTTGTAGAAACTCTTAAGAAAGACGAAGAAGAAGCAGCGAAGGCTGCAACGTTCGGCGTTAAAGCTTTGAAGGAAAACTACGACAAGGTCATGGCTGAAAACCGTAAGCTTGAAACCGAAGTGTCCGAGAACATCAAAGCTCTTCGCACCTTCGATCCTACAGCTACAGATGCTCAGTTGTTTGCTGCTGCTACAAACAAGACATACATGACAATGGCAATCGAAGCTGCCAAAACAAACCCTTCAACTTTTAAGGTTGCTGACGTTGTTAAGATTAAAGAAGAAAACGCTTCGCCTCTGACTGCCACTGAGTTGTTGAAAGCTTACACTTCAATTCCTGCTGTGTCTAAGGCTGCTCGTCAGGCTGAAGGCACTGCTGCCGTTGTTGCTGCTGCCGATCAAGAAGCCAGCTTCTTCACACGACTGAGAAAAGGTGCGGCAGATCGCGCAGCCAGTAAAGCTGAAGAACAAACCGCTAAAGCTATGGGTGTTTCTATTGAGACTCTGCGTAGCGCTAGTGAATTCAAACGCCCTGACGCTGGTGCTGGTGTTGAGTTTAACATGGCTAAGTTTCAGAAAGCCAAAGGTTGGGACGAACAAGAAAAAGATGCCAAGCTTGCTGTGTTCAAGGCTGAGAAAGAAGGCGAT